AAACGTACCGTTTGTGTCGCCATCTAAATCTATAGTACCCGTGTAAGATAAGTGTAGACGTGATTGTTCAGACCATACAACTTGATCAGCTTGCATAGCCTCTTCAGCTCCAACTTGTGAAAGAAAACCAGATATAGTCCTAGGACCAAATACCTCTGCTTCTTTCTCCATTAGATCTGGTAAATATTGTTGCGCCCAACCTTGATTAGCGGTTGACGCAAGGTCTAGATAATTTGAAGATAATGTTTGCTTTTGTGAAGCTGGAACACTATTCAAATTATTACCTGCAGTAATTGCCATAATTTTGTAATTTTAAATTGTTATTTGTTTTTAATTTTGAACTTAAAATCAGGTCCATCGTCGTTTAGAACTCTCGCGCTAAAACCACTGGTATTCACGTTCTCGACGTGTGCTTGTCTAGGATCCATGTTAACATTTTTAGATTTAGCAATGCTGTCTTTTAACGCGTCAGCTTTACCTTGTTCGTAAAAATGGTTAGCAACTTGATCTGGATTCATAGCTGTAAAAAGCCCTTTGTGATAACCTCTAGCGTCATCTATCATATTATCTTCAGTCAAAAACTTTTTGATGAAGTTATTAATATCGCCTTGAGTTTCTCTAACGTTCTGTTTGTCTTTTATATTGAATCTAAATCTTTTATCTCCGACATTATATTCAAAACCTTTGAAATTATCGCCAAAAACTTGATCAGATTTCATTCTAAAGACTTCAGATTGTTTTTCGCCTATTACACGATTTTGTTCTGATTCCTCGTTGTATTTATTGAAGAATTCAATTGCGTTCTGTTGCTCACTTGTGAGTTTTGAACCCATTTTGATATCTTCATAATATTTGGATTTTACACTTTCCAAGTGTAGCTTTGCTTGAGCAACTTGCTCCTTCATTGCTAATTTTTTTCTTTTTATTTGTTTATCTTCATCTACATCTTCGTCATACGCAAACTCATCTTCCATAACGAAATCTATTTCCTCCTCTGATAAATGGGGTTTAGTAGTTTTATAATATTCTTTTAATAGAGTATGGTTGTCTAATTCTGAATAATCTTGATTGAGTGTTATATAGTCGTTTAAATCTCCACCGGTTTCATCCATAAAATTCACTAATTTCTGAATGTTTTCTGGTAATTCAACTCCGGTTTCTATTGATTTAGTTATAACTTCTTCAACTGTTTCTTCAACCTGTTCTTCGTTTGTTATTTCCTCAACGATAGGTACATCTTCGTCTTGGGCAGTATCTTGTTCCGGTAGTACCTCTTCAACTACTTCTTGCTCTGTGTCGGTATTTTCTTCCGTTTTTAATGATTCGTCTAAATTAACTTTAGTTACAGTCTGTTCTTCGACTATAGGTTTCATTTTCATTTTTTCTTGTACTTCTGTAACGTCACCCTTAGGTTCGTTGACTTTTGTTTCTTGAGTAGTTTCTTCAACTACTTTCTCTTTTTTCTTTTTTGCCATAATATAATATAATAATAATTAATAATTTGTTTATCTAGGACCGAATCTTGACATATCTATACCTTTCCCTAATACATCGTTACCTTTAGATTCAAAAGCTTGATTCTTATCTCCATCTGTTTTTGCAGCAGTTTGTATTCGCGTTCTTGTGTCAGCATGTCGTTCTTTTTCTCTTTCTAGTTTAGATCTCTCTTCAAGTTCCATTTTCTTCATTTGCATATTCATATCGAATTCTAGTTTCATCAGTTGTTTTTTAGTCTCTGCTTCGGCAAACATTCTGTCTGTTTCAAAGTCTGATTTAGCTTGTTCAATAGATATCGCTGTGTTTGCTATAGTTTGTTGTTTCATTTCCTCGAATTTAGCAGATGCTTCTTGCTGCTTAATATTTGCATCAGCTTGAGCCTGCATGTTCTCTTGTTGTATTTGTTGATCTCTAGCTATTTTTTTCTTTCTTCTAATTTTTAATAATTGATTAGCTAGTTTTACATTTTTAATTTCCCTAAGATCAATAGCATCTTCAAGTTCTATGTTCTTCTGTCCTATTGCCACTTGAATATTCTGTTCTAATATAGCTTTTTCTTCTTCATCAGGTTGTAACTCCAAGAATATACCAAAATCATAAAGATGTATTTCTGATACTTCAGCTAAAGTAGCCACGTTGTGTCCTCCTATTTGCTGCATAAAAGCATCTCTAGTTGGTGAATATTCTATAATATCAGATATTCTGAGCGTTAAACGCTCGCAAACTTCTTGTGTTAAAAACAAGCCACTCTGAAGGATATGTCTTGTCGCTGTGTTTGAGTTAGCAGCTGCTAATTTCTGCACTCCTACTAATGATCTTTCTGCCGGCATACTTCCATCTCTAGCTTCGTTAAGACCAGTGACATCTCTTATCATCTGTAAATAATAATTGTAATTACCAATAAGTGATTGTAATTTTTGACCACCACTTCCAGATTGTATTTCTTGAATAGGTACTTTACCAGGATTCATATCACCTTCACTAGTAAACGATCTCCCGATTACGGATCCAGTTTGAAAGAACATATTTAATGCTTCTTGTGGATTATAAGTTGTTCCATTTCCTAAATCTACTTCTGCTAAACCATCAGCATCTAAATAAACTCCATCAGGCGTCATTCTAGATAATACTTGTTGAAGTTTGAGATGTGTTAATTGAATCATATCTGCAAAACCAGTAATTCTACCTACTAAAGATTCTATTCTGCCTTCGTACATTCTTGGAGCGCATATAGCGTAATTCATTTTGACTTTAGTGAAATCACTTTTAGGACGCATCATATTTTTTGACATCTCCCATTTTAGCAGTTTTTTAGTTCCTAAAACTAAGGCCCCGTCATATAAACATTCTATTTTTCTAGTTTCTCTACTAAAGTTCTCACTCTCTTCTGGATTAAAAGAATCATCTTTTTCTATAGCTTTCTCTGCACCGCTAGCCGTTTGTTTTAATTTATAAACTTCACTCATGTAAGTTTTATAGTTAAAGTACAATACTTTAATTCTATTACTATCATTCTCCTCTATAGTTCTGTATCTAGAGGAGTGACCTCCATTTATATCTGTTATTTCTTTTAAGTCTTCTTGAGTAAGATGTGGAAATTCTTTTATTAACTCGTTTACTGGGATTGATTTAACTTCTCCTACGTAATACACATCTTCAAAGTAAGGGGAATCCGTATGAGAATAAACTAAACAAGATGGATTTACATAGTTAATCGTAACTCCCTCTGATGTATTAAAGGATGTTTTAACCGCTCCTATACCTAAAACGGTAAGATCGTAATAAAATCGTTTTTTTATAAGATCATACTTATTACCTTCTAACAAAGTAGTTAAAGCTTGTTCTTCCGCTATTTCAACGGCTTGCTTATAATTTAATTGCATATGTAAATCTAATTCTTCTTGGGAATCAGGTAGTAATTCTGGTGGTCCACTAAATAGATCCATTCCAAATTCTTCTTTTACAAAGTTCTTAAGCTCTTTGCTTCTCATGTCTTCCATGATTTGATCCATGTATTGGGTTCTTTTGCTCACTCCGAATGGATCTTGAGAATATGCTTTAATGTCATATAGTCTTTCAGCAATACCATTAACAACTATATCCACGAATTTAGGTATAATAGGTACGGGTTTCCAGTCTAAATTTAAATAAGACAAATCACCATTAATAGATAATTCGTCTTTATATTTTTGAATTGACTGCTCTCCGCGAGCATAAAGTCTTAAGTTGTGAAAGTTGTTTTTGTTATAAATATATCTATTAGAATTATTGTCTTTATCAAACCATTCACCCTCAATAGCTTGCGCCACCTTGAGTCCATACTCATAACTTATTTTCTCTGTATCGCTAACAACCTGACTTGGAAATTGTCTCATATTAATTCTTTATTATCTTTGAAGCATCACCTTTATTAGAATATTTAGCAATACTTATGTTTAGTTTTGGTTTTTCAATCTTCGCGTTTGGCCTATATAAATGTCTATTACAAGCCATAATCGCTAATCCAGAACTAATCGTAGCGTCAAATTTAGTTCTTTTATTTATATCAAATCTACTCCAATCGTTTAGCGTTTCGTTGAAATATATGTTTCCATAATTTCCATCACCTAAATGACCTACGTGACTTTGTATATACATCTCAATAGCGGCCGCGTGCGCTTGCTTAATGTCTTCACTTGAGTTAGGTATTCCACCTATTTCTTTTTCTGTTACAGATAATTTATTCCATAATTTATCCGGTCTATTCATAGAGTAACCTCTATATCCTCTTCTTCTTAAATGATATAACAATCTAGGTTTGTTGTTCTCACAAAGAAGTGGCATCCCATAAAATACTAAAGCCATCAACACATCTTCAAAGAATATCTCAGCCGTCTGTGGTCTTGCTACATATTCCAAAAATATATGGTTAGGTGGACAATCTTCCATGCTGAACTTTGTTAGTCCGTGTAAAGCTCCATTAGATCCCTTCCCATCTACTGTTCCTGATATATCGTAACTATCACAACCAAAAGCTCCCATGTGTTCATTTGCAGGGTATTTAATTCCGTTCTTTTGAATAATTTTATTCTGCATATGACTCGGTGGAAACCAACTCACCTTAAATCTACCTTTTGGATCTGGATAAAATATAACTTGCGTATCTTTTATACCATTCACCCATTGGAAATTACCCGTTGATATAATTGATGAATTTCCTACTCCTTCATTATAATCTATTTGCTCATATATTTTAACAAGGTTGAAGATACTATTTAAAGCCTCGTCTCTAAACGCGTGTTCCGTAGTTCTTGGAAACTGTCTATAAAACTCGTTTAAAGCATCGTGATCAGATTTTAATCCCTCAACTTCATTTTGCCAATGCTCTATAATTCCATAGTCTATTAATTCACCATCTGGGTCGAGCACATTCCCGTTTGGATTATCAAATACTGGAAATCCGTACTCATCAATAAATCCTTCGTAGTTCCATTCCATTGGGATAAACAAAGAGTATAAACCAGATTTTGTCTGGCCATTTTTATTTCTTGAAGTGACATCTGATGCGTTATATAATTTTTT